TTGTTATGTTGTTAAATGGACATGTTTCAACATCAGGCAATCCAAATGTTATAACAGCATCTCTTTTGACAAATGAAGGTGCATATTTTTCAGATGTTTTAAACAAAGATCCTCTAAAATTTCAAGAAGCAGGACATTTTCTTTATGCATATTTTGATGTCCCAACGGAATATTCGGCAATTACTGGATCAGGTATTCTTGCCAATCCTACATCAACAAATGACGCTAATAAGCAGGATGCTGTATTCATTACTTCATCTTCAATTGGAAGGAATACGTCTAATGCAACAACACCCAATTATGAGCAATTTAGTGATAGATTTACTCATGCCAAGTCTCCTTTTGTAGTCTCACAGGACTTTGGCGGAATAAGATACGATCTCTTTAGGCTTCACGCTATTTCCGACGGTCTTACAGCAGATACAAATGGTGCACCTGATCTTACTAAGAATCTTAAGATCACAATAAGCAATCTTTCACCTGCAACGACAGCAAATCCATATCCAACATTTACTCTTTCAATCAGAAATGTGAATTCACCTGATTCTGCTCAAGCGCTTAAGAATTTTGAAGGATTGACACTTGATCCTAATTCTTCTAATTACATCGCATCAGTCATAGGTGATCAACACATATACTTTGACTTTGACAGAAATCTTGGTAGCCAGAAGATTGCAATTGAAGGTGACTATCCTGTCAATAACAATTTTGTAAGAGTTGAACTCTCTGAGGACTTTATTGCAGGAAACGTACCTACAGATGCACTCCCAGCCGGATTTAGAGGTTATGGCTACATTTTCACGTCAGGAAGTCAGCTTGCAACACCTGCTGGTAGCGATCCTAACTTTCTTGCAGGCAATTCAGATATTCTTCGTCGCGTCGCAGTGCCGCCAATTCCATTTAGGCAGAAGCTACCTTCACCAGGAAACATTGGCACTTGGGGAACTTACTTTAATGAGATAACATCTCTTAGCGATCCTAATGCATCTACGGCAACAAATGAATCAATTGCAAGCTACATCAGATACTTTCCATCTTATGACACAACAGGAAAGGATTTTTACGTAGAAAATTCGGCAGCATCTGATGCATTTGCAAATAACTTATTCACAATTGAAAACATTCAGGTGACAACAGGCGCTTTAGGTGATTCACCAGGTCAACTTGAAGCAATTAATTGGCAATTGGCATCTTATATTAGGCAGGGCGGAATTACAGCAAATGCTGCTAATAAGACACGTGCACTGCAGATTTCTGATCTTCGCTCAGGCACACCTTCAAATAATCGTCCAAATGTTTCATTTACATTCTTCATGCAAGGTGGGTTTGACGGTGTTAACATCTTTGATGCGCAAAAGAGAGACCTAACCGATCTTGCTGCATTTAGAGAGATCAACGATGTAATAAATCAGGGCGGTGTCAATGGACCTACCGTGTCTGCCTATAAGAAAGCAATAGACATAATGGGTAGTACAGCTGATGTTAGCATGCAACTCTTTGCAATCCCAGGCATCAGATCACCAGCAATCACCAATTACGCGATTTCTGCAGTTGAGAATAGATTCGATGCACTTTACATCATGGATATACAGCAGAAAGACACACTTAATAACTACATTACATCAAGTGCGGGGATAGTCTCGATATCTAACACAATCTCTGATTTTTCTGCTAGAGGCCTCAACACATCATTTGCAGCTGCATACTTCCCAGATGTTACGGTTCAAAGCCCAGATAGTGCAAACACAGTGTCAGTGCCACCTTCAGCAGCAGTATTTTCTGCGTATGCAAAGAATGACACATATGCACCATGGTATGCTCCAGCAGGAACAACTCGAGGCGCAATACCTGCTATCGATCTAGCAAGTCCATTATCGGAGACTTCTGCAGAACTTGGTAATCTCTATGATGCTGACATTAACCCAATTGTTAGACTAAATGCAGGCGGACAAACTGTCGTATGGGGTCAGAAGACTCTTCTACAAACAGCATCATCACTTGATAGAGTCAATGTTAGAAGATTGCTAATTGACCTTAGACGTAAGGTTAGGGCAGTTGCTAATAGTCTGCTTTTCGAGCCCAATACTCAAGCAACTTTGGCCAGATTTAATTCACTTGTCAATCCAATCATGCAAGATGCACAATCAAGATTTGGAGTCACACGTTACAAGGTTGTGATAGATACATCAACAACAACGCAGGCTGACATTGACAACAATACGATTCGAGGCAAGATCTTCCTGCAACCTGTTAGGACTGCAGAGTTTATCTCAATTGACTTCGTAGTAAGTGCGACTTCCACAACTTAATGATATTTAGTAACTAGATAACGGAGATTTAAAATGGCCGAGACACTGTCAGTCACAGACATGCTCCCTAATAAGTTTGAACCAAAGAGAAAGCATCGCTGGGTCTTTGCAATCGAGGGCATTGATGCATTCCTTGTTAGGAAGGCAGCCAGGCCTGGGTTCACCATGGGAAGCAAGGAAATTCCATGGATCAACACACAGCGCTACATCTCTGGCAAGCTTAAGTTTGACACGATGTCAGTTGATCTTCACGATCCTATCGCACCGTCAGGTGCACAGCAAGTAATGGAGTGGATCAGAACACACCACGAGTCCGTATCAGGACGTTCTGGTTATGCTGATTTCTATAAGCGCGACATCCAGCTTAAGATGCTTGATCCAATAGGCACAGTTGTAGAACTTTGGGACATTAAGGGTGCGCTTCTTGAAAGTGCAAAATTCGGTGACGTTGATTACGGTGGTGATGAAGTCATGTCCGTCTCGCTAACAATTAGATTTGATAACTGCGTTCTGCAATTCTGATTTCTTTTTAATAGACTTGAAACCGCGCACATTTCTGTGCGCGGTTTTTTGTTTACTAGGCTGATGATCTTTCTATAATGTGTGAGGAGTATCATTATATGCCGAAGAAGAGTGACATAAGCATTGAGGCTAACGACGCTTTAAACCAGATTCCAAGGTCTAATCCACTTGAGGATGATTTTAATTGGACTATTCCAGTTGAAAGTGTTCCATTACCCTCGAATGGTAAGATATATCCAAAAAATAGTCCTCTTCATAACTTGGAGCTGATCCAAATCAAAGCAATGACTGCCCAAGAAGAAGACATTCTAATGAGTCGTGCACTTATTAAGGAGGGAACTGTTCTCACACACCTTCTTAATAGCTGCATAGTTGACAAGCGTGTTAATTCAAGAGAGCTAATTAGCGGTGATAGAAATGCACTTCTTATTGCAGTTAGAATTACAGGATACGGAACTGATTATAAGGTTGATGTAACTTGCCCTGAATGCAGTGCCCGTCAAAATCATAATTTTGATCTTGGCGATTTGAATATTAAGCGTTTGTCAATCTCACCTGTCACTCCTGGTCACAACCAGTTTGAGCATGTCTTGCCTGTCTCAAAAAAGAAAGTGATGTTCAAGTTTCTTACAGGGCGTGATGAAGAGGAGCAAGCGATCATTGCAGAACGTCGTAGAAAGGTCATGCCTGATGTACAGGTCGAAAATGCAGTCACTTCCCGCCTCGAAGCATGTGTTATTTCAATCGACGGCGTTACAGATAGAGCAAAGATCAACACATTTATTCGAGCAATGCCTGCACTTGACTCAAGGTCATTAAGGTCCTATATCAATGATAACGAGCCCGGCATTGACATGTCAGGCAATTTCACATGTGTCCAGTGCCGCGCTGACGCTCAGGTGTCTCTTCCCCTCGGGGCATCATTTTTTTGGCCTTGATCCCACGTATAGGGAAGAATATTTAAACCAGTTTTACTTTCTGATGCGTCATCTTCATTTTGGTTATATGGCGCTGCAAAAGTTGCCTGTGCGTTATAGAAACTGGTTCATCGATAGGCTTGCAAGAGACATGAATCCCAATGTAAACAAGTCAAAGGTGGGCAATCTTGAGCTTGATGACGACACACCAATCTCACAGGTTCTGGGTAAGCTTAATAAGTATGATTGAGGTATGATAGATGGCTTCCAATGACCCTACCACTGTTTCATTACAACAACAAGCTGCAGCAACTCAAAATTTGTCTCAAGAGACGTCTAATTTTGCGAAGGTAATTAAAGATCTTGATACAATTTCTGGAGATTATGTAGGTACTGTTGCCAAACTAACAGCTGCGTATGGATCACTAGGTATAGCACAAAACGTTTTTTCAAGTGACGCATATAAAGTAATCGTCGGTGGCTCTGAGGAGATGGCAAAAATCCCTAAGCTACTCGCATCTGAGATCATTGGTTCCAATGTTCTTCTGTCAGAGAATATGAACAATGCAACCGATGCGATGACACGAAATGCACTTGCAATGCAGAAAGCAGTGTATGCTGACCAGGAACGTCTTACAGATCATCAGATTCAAATAGGCGAGCGCAATGGAAAAGCAATCTACGGTCAAATGGTAGATTACTTTAAAAATGGTTCAGAGCTAGGTGAAACATTTTATAAAAGCGCCATGGCAGAAACTCGATTATATGATGCTGCATTACAAGCGACATCTGAGCTAGGTCAAGAGCGTCTGTATCAGATGAAAGTAACATCTGCCCTAGCTGTAAAAGGCCTCCAGATGGATGCCAAAGATATGACGGCAATCTTTCAAGAGGAATTCTCAAAAACAGGAAAAATCTCAGGAGATCTTGTTGAAAAGTTTTCTGCCACAATTCTTGCAGCTGCAAAAGAGACAGGTCTTGGTCTTCGACAACTAACTGAAGACTCGAAAATTATGTTGCAAGATGTAGAGCATTTTGGAAACATGACATATGCACAGATGACATCTTTGTCTGCCGCGGTTCATAAGTTAGGCCTTGATATGAATGATGTTACACGTGTCACTGATAAGTTTGTCTCATTTGAGAACGCTTCCCAGGCAATTGCAAATATTGGCGCAGTCACAGGTGCGACTCTCGATACGATGGAAATGTTTTATCTTGCTAATGAAGATAAGGAAGAATTCTTTAGAACAATGCGTCAAAGCCTGCTTGACCAAGGCGTGACACTTGAAAACCTGTCGCATCAGGAGCAGGTGTATTTATCGAGACAGATGGGGTTTAACAGCGTCAGACAACTTCAATCATTGCTTAATGAAGAAATCGATTTCACAACAGGAAATATCTCAGATAAGATAGCAGAAGCCGCAGAAGGTCAAGAGTATGTAGGGGACCAGCTGACTGCACAGTTAGCACAGGCAGGAGGCCTCGCACAAGAAACATTAAATGCCATGACGCCAGAAGGAATACAGGCTCGTATGACTGCTGTAAAAAATCTTGCAGGAGGCACAAACGAACTTTTTGAAGCAACAACACAGCTAAAACTAAGTCTATCAAATATGGCAAATGAAGGACTGCCTGCACTTACAAAGGCAGCTGGCGTGTTTAAGACCGGTTTTGTAATTGCTATGAAAGAAGCACAAGCTGCAGGTAATGACCTAAAAGCATGGTGGGACACATTTGTCAAAACTGCAGTTCCACCAGCTGCCAGGCCGGCGTCAGTTCCACCTATGTATGCAGACTTTATTAAAGGCATCAATATCATGGTCGGCGAAGCCGAAGCGATCCTCAATAGAATGCCTGAAGGACATCAAAAGGCTTTTGCTGCATCTGCAAAGGCAACACTTGAAAGTGTTGCAAAGACTTCGATAGATGCTGGTGCTTTATTTGACAAGCTTAGAAAAGAGCATGAATCAAAGATCAAGGAGATCAGCAAGTTTGAGAAGGACCTTATAGCAGAGCAAAAGTCAAGAATGACTGAGGCTAAAAATGTTGAAGAAGAGCTTAAGAACCAGCTGCTCTCTTATAACGTGAATGAAGCTTCTGAAAATGTCCAGAAAAAATTTGGCGGCGGTGCTAATGAAAAATTGACTGATGATGATGTTGCAAAAGTGTTGGAGGGCGTGCTTAAAGGAAACACAGGCGTCCTTGCTGAAGTTGCAATGAGTGGCATGAGTGACAAGCTAAAGGAAGCTGCAACAAAATATGCAGCTTCTGCAGCATCCACCTCGACCGCCACAACGCCCGCGTCAGCAGCGGCGGCAGGCACGGGAACACCTGCAGTCCCAGGCGCATCCGCACCTGCTGCTGAAGTAGCCAGACCTGCCGCCGGTCCTATTGCAGCTGACGGAAACTTAAATATCAAGGTCAAACTTGAGCTGGTTAAGGATGATCTGATAGCACTGATCAAATCTGAGATACTTCCTGAAGCTATCGCAGGAGGCATAACCCTTAATAATGATGTAGGTAGTTATTCCAGAGGCAATTATCAATTTGTTCTTGATGAAAAGAAGAGTGGGTGATCATGAGCATCAAAGAGCCAACACCGCTTGAGAGAGAAGTCCTAATATTCCAGGATAAGATCCAGCGGATGATCGATAATGCAGCAGATTTTCATGAGTCAATGATGAGAGACGAGCAGGCACTTAAGACACTGCTTGAACTAATAGGTGAGATACCTAGTATTAAGAGGCCTGACAATGAGCACAAGGCAGACACTTAAAGATTACCTAGCAGATCGTGGCCTGCCAAGCATCAACACGATATCTTATAATAATTCTGTAGCATCAGGAGACAGCGCCGTCCTTCTTGATGAAGGTGATGACCTATCGAATGATCCTAACACGGGTCGTCCGCTAATACATGCTGGAAGCAATACGGGCATAGTACCAGATTATCTTGGCTATATCACAACAGGCGAAGGAAACACATACCCAATTGACGGTTCTAATTTTGAGGAAGCACCATCTTCAAATCGAGGAGAAAATCTACAGCCTCCTGAAAATCAGGGTGCCATAAACGTCTTCAAGGCATCAAGTGATTTTCCTGCGATTCCTAGTTATTTTGACGAGTCAGGAAATCCTGTAACAAACATCATAGACAAGGTTGGAAATGGGTCTGCGCAATCAGGACCCGACTTGATCGAAACAGTGAAAGCAGATGAAAGCAGTTCAGACACTGTTAGAAATCAATCAAAGGCAGTTACTGCAGCTTTTTCTATGCTAAAAAAGTATAACAAGTATGCCGATACTGCCGGTGCCGCTGATCAACAATTTGTTCAATCAACTACAAACGGCGGCAATGATACAAGCTCAAATCTTGATGATACAACAACGCTAAATTTTCAAAGGTCTAGCGGCGAATATAAGATTGGCAATACAGAGACTTCTCGACAAGTCCCGATGAAAGACATGCATGAGGTAGCTCATAGCATGCTTCTAAAGGCTGCCGGATGGGATACTTCAACAACATCATTTACCTCAGAAAATCCAGCTGGCTTTTTTGACGATCTTAACGAAAAAAATTTTCAAGCATACCCTAATATTATAGGATCACTTTTCCCTGATCAGGTTCGTGCAAGAGAGTCATATGGCGCGCCTACTGTAGGTGAAAGTTCTTTGCTTGCTGGTGCCGGTGAAGCTATCCCAAGAGACGGAGCCGATGCAAAATATACCAGAGCATCAACAAATTCTTACACGCCCGATATCACATTTGCACCTGAGTCATTGACACAACAGGAGAAAGCCAGTTTTAATTTATATCAAGCTGCTATATCAATTGTTGCACTTAGCATCCTTATACAGCGGACAATAAATGATTTCTCTGACTACACTAAGAATGATAATGATCTACAAACATTAGGATTGGGACCTTTCTATATGGGCCTTACGGCACAATCAAAATTCAAAGGGAGCTTGCGAGCAATATCAAATATTGCATTAATCAATACGGGAAGATTCTCATTTGACAAATGTGTGAGAGCAGGTGTCACTCTTTACTTTGGCATAGACCTTACAAGCATTCAAACGTCAAGCCCGGTTGACGGTGCTGTAGGAACATTTATGAATGCCGATCAGAAAATTGCCGTGAAAACGATTGGTGACCAGAACGAAAATCAAAGCACTCAAGATCGTCTTGCGCAGTCATATGGATTCTGGCAGAGCGTTGCCAGATCTTGTGTCAAATTAATGTCTTCTGTGGAAAATGCACTTGCAGAAACAAATACAACTCTCTATGCCAACCTCATTATCAGCCTTTTGAAGTCAAAGTCTCTTAGGATTGCAAATGTCTTTGCTCAGATTGGTTATTCGTATTTGATTGCTCACCTTGAAGAGCCTACTAAAGATTCACAAGCTGTTGATCCTCAAACAATTTCTAAGAAGCTTGACACACCTTTCTCAATGGACTCATATGAGTCTCTTCCTGGAACGCGTGTAATGAAGAGTAGAGACAAATATGCACGGAGCGCTTTGGCGCTTGCATGGCGTCATAATGCGATACCAAGCGCATTATTGCTGCCACCTACACTCATCCAAGCATCTTTGGACATGGACTATATCTTAAAAGGGCCAAACCCAGTTAAGCAGTTGGCATCAACAACACTGCAGGATAAGACATATGTCTCTATAAGAAACGAAGGCAGAATACCGATAGAAGTTGTCAATAATCTTGAGAATCGCCTTGATGCTGAGTATGTTCCATTTTACTTTCACGATCTTAGGACAAATGAACTTGTAGGGTTGCATGCCTTTCTTGACTCACTTACAGATAACTACTCAGCTGAATACACGCGCACGCAAGCATACGGTCGAGCAGACGCAGTCAAAAATTACAATAGCACAAAAAGGTCAATTGGCTTTTCTTTCTGGGTTGTGTCAACATCGGAAGATGACTTTGATGAGATGTGGGCAAAGATAAATAAGATGGTCACTTTGGTCTACCCGCAATACTCTAAAGGCACGCTTGTGACTGCACAAAACATAGATTTTAGAATGCAGACACCGGGTAAAGACTTTAGATTTGAGCAACCCTTTAGCCAGGTCGTTGGGGGAACT